GGGTTTTGAGGTAGGATTATTTTTGGAAGGGTTTTGCTCTTATACAGATATAGAAGAAAAAAAAGATTTTCTTTTAACATTATTTAATGCAGAAGAAATTTTATTTTCTAAAGATACTCTTAAAATTGTTACTAATATACCGCAAGATATTAATTTTAAAAAATTAGAACTTAAGAATACACAATTATTATGTGGGTATGATAATTTTGGTTTGCCTGTTGTTGCTGATATGGTTAAATGTCCACATGTGCTTGTTACTGGTTTGAGTGGACAAGGTAAAACTGGATTATTGCAATGTATTTTAAAAAATATAAAAGATGCAGATGTAGTTATTTGCAATGGATTTTTAGAAGATTTCAAACAATTTAATTATAGGAAAATTTTTGGTGAAGAGAAAATAATTAATTTTTTAGAAGGTTTGCTTGATGATCCACACAAAAGAGAAAGACCACTTTATATTATTTTAGAAGAATTAGCAACTTATAAAGATAAAAGGTCTACTAAAATTATTAAAGAGTTACTTTGCATTGCTAGACATTATAATATTTATCTTATTGGGGTTATTCAAATTGCTACTAAGGAAGAGTTAAAGTTTAAAAGTTATTTTAACACTAGATGTAGTTTTAAACAAATTGATGAAAGTAGTTACAGAGTTGCTTTAGGTTGTTCCGTAGACTCTGCTTTAAATAATAGAGAATTTTATTTATATACAGATAATTTGTATAAATGTAAAACATACAATTTAGCATAAAAATATGTATCTGAAATTTCGTAGAAATTTTAGGTGCATATTTAAATAATTAAGTTACCTAAGTATTTATGAAAAAAACTAAGCCATCTCCTCTTGAAGAGTGAAAGTTATTTTTAAAAATAGATTATATATTAATTATTTAAATATTTTTATGAATTTATTAGAATTTTTTAGAAAATATTATTATACAAATGTATTACAAAATTGTTTACAAATGTATTACAAAATGGTATAATATAGATATAATCTAAAAAGGAGATGTTTATATGTGTACTAATTTAACTAAAACTTGTGTTTTTAGGGTTTCTGTAAAAGAAAAAGAGGATATAAACAAAAAAGCTGAATCTAATAACCTTAAGCCTTCTGAATATCTTCGAAAAAAAGTTTTAGAACCTAATATGAATACTATTAATGATTTATTAGATTTAAGAGAACTTTATATAAAACAAAATATTGATATAACTTTTTTAAATAAAGTTATTGCAGACTTGTTAAATTTACAAAAATAATCAATTGGGGCGGTTCTGTAATACGCCCCTTGGATTTTGGCACTAAATTATGGTCAAGCTGTTGGTATGTCTTACATTAACTTAAAAAAAAAATGTCGTCAAATGCCTTTCTGACGACAAAATTTAAAAGAGGTGATTAAATGGGTTATTTGAAAAATCATAAAAATTCTAATATTTTTAAAGAATTTAATATTGAACAGCAAGAAAAGTATTTTTATTTAACTGAAAAAAAGTATATGCCACATGTAGATACTTTTTATTATTCGATTTTTATAAAAGGTGATACTGTTAATTCATCTCAAAAAGATAACATTAGTTTTCCCCAGGGTATATATAAGATGTTAGATTTTTTACAATTTGCTAAATCTGAAATATCTGATACTGATAAATCTATATGGTTTGATTATGATAAAGATTTACTTATATATAAAAAACGTTTTTCTATTTATGATTATTGTATTTCCAAACAAGGTTTTTATGATATTTTTATTACTAAATCTTTGCCTAATGATTCTACACCTAGAATTGTAATTCAACTTAGGTCAATTGGTCTTTGGGGGTTGGGTGAATATGAACTTATAAAAGAAACTTATAATGTTGTTAAAGATTTTTTACAAGAATATAACTTAGAAATTATTAAAGTACAAGAAAATAGAATTGATTTTTGTTATCATACTAATTCTTTGCAATCTCCTAAAAAATTTTATGATGATAAATGTTTAGCTGATAATTGCAGGACCAATATGGGCATTTTTAATAAAGTAGGTAGAAAAATTCAAAAGAAATTAGAATTTGAATATCTTAGTTTTGGTAGTAGACGTTCTAATTGTATATTCTTTAGGAGTTATAATAAAGCACGTGAGGTTGTAGAGGAAAATTACAAAGATTTTTTTCTTGAACTTTGGTATAATGCAAAAATTATAAATTTTTATGACTTTTATGTTTATTCTTATGCTTATAAGAAAAAGTCTTATTATCAAATATATGAAGGTATGGCACAATTTTATTTAGAGTTTGGAAATGATGAAGATTTTAAGTTAATGTTGAAATTTCTTTTAGAACGAAAACATACTTTAGAAGAGGTTAAGAATCTTATTTTATTAAAATGTCCTTTACCTACTCAAGTTGTTAATATTGAATTTCAAACCATGAGAAAATTTTATTTGTCTGTTACAGATATTTTTAAATTGCCTATTTTTAATGAATGTGAATTTAATTTACTTAGATTATTTCAAATTTTAGATAATAGAAAATATTTTTTAGATTATTTGACAGATGTTACTATTTCTTTTAGAAAGAGTGATTCTGATGAGTATATGGATTTTTGGAATAGGCTTCGTAATTGTAAATTTAAACAAAATTTTGATATGAAATTAAAACGTGATTATTCTAAGAATATTAATAGAGATATTATTATTTCTAAAATAAAGTCCAATTTAGCTACACTTAGTTTATATGATGAAAAATGGGATACTGATATAAATGATGATATGTCTTATTTATTATGTATTTTGAATGATAATGATATGAGAGTTGATAGTTTAGATGGTACTATTTTTTATGAAGATTATCAGTATAAAAATATTAAAGAAAAGAAAAAGAAGGCACTAAAAAGCTTATTAAATAAACCTAAAAGACCTTCTCAAAACGATTAATTTGAATATAATTATATCATGTTAGGTGGATAATATCCACCTTTTTTATTTTTTTATTCTTCGTCAAATATTTTTTTTACAGGCACTCCTAAAGCTTTTTCTAACTTTATTGCTGTTTTTACATTACATGTGTTTTTTTGTTCTATCCTTTGTAATGTTCTAACTAACAAATCTGCTTTATCTGCTAGTTCTTCTTGCGTTAGACCTTGTTTTTCTCTTTCTTTTTTGAGTGTCATTTTTTTCCAACCTCCTTACTCTATTATATGTTAGATAATTAGCAGAAAAAATGACACGTAAAAATTATCGTGTTATTATTGACACGTTATAAAATTCGTGGTAATATTATACATGTAATATATTTCAATATAAATAAAAAAATATAAATGGAGGTAAAGTATGGATAATTTAGTGTTGATAACTGGCTATAAGAAATATAATTTTAAAAATGATAGTGGAGAACAAGTAAAAGGTGCAAAATTAACATATATTCCAGAGGCTAGAGATATAACAGATGTTAATGTTGTTGGTTATTTGCCTTTACAGGCTACTATAAATGATGATTCTATAATTAATGGTCTTGTAGAAGTTCCTGGTTTATATGAAGCTAAATATAAAATGATACCTGGAAAGAATAATAAAGCTGAAATTAAATTGACAGGGTTTGAATTTGTACAACCTTGTGATTTTAAAAGTTGTTTTAGTTATTAATTATGGAAAATGAAATTTCTACTTCTGTAAAAGAAGTTTTAAATGATATAGATAATAGTTCCAAAGGTTCTACGGAGGTTACTACTTCTGTGGACCTATCCCCTATAATTACAGAATTAAAAGATATTAATGTTAATCTACAGCTACAAAATAATTTTAGTTATATTGGATTAGTGGCAATGGGCGTAATATTATGTAGCTGTTTATTATATAAAGTTTTAAAATCATTTTTTTAGGAGGTGTTTTTATGCCAGTTTTTTTAGAGGCAACTGCGGGAGTTATAACAAGTGATGCTGTAGCACCAATTATGAACGCTGTTACTAGTAATATTAGTACTTTATTACCAGTAGGGATTGGAATTATGGCTGCAATGGTTGGCGTTGGTCTTATTCCTAGAATTGTTTATAAATTCTTATAAAAATTTAGGTTTTTATAAAAGTCACACACATATAGCAACGTTTACGTGCTATATGTGTGCTTTTAAATCCTAATGTATGTATGTAACTAGTAAGAGGATTTAGTCCTCTTTTTTTTATAAAAAAATATAGGGGGATATTATATGCGATTTTTTTTTAAAAATAAACGTAAAGTTATATTTATATGTTTTTTATCTCTTTTTATAAATTGTTTTGCTATTGCTCCAAGGCCAGCAAATGCTGTTGTAACCGAAGCTGTTATTTCTTATGAGGTTGTTACTGCTTTAGTGGGTGCTACTGTTACTGCTTATACTGCTTGGGAATTAACCCCAGTTGAACAAAGAAAAGAAATTTTAGCTAGTTGTTCATCTGCAATTCACGATGTTTCTAATTTTAGAACTTATATTAATACAAAAACTAAAGAAAAAGTAATTGGTTGGTCTGCCAATGGACTTTTAAACTTACAAAAATTTTTAAATGAATATACAGCAGATACTTCAACAACGATTTGTACTGGTGGAAAAAATTATTTTGTAAGTTCTTCTAAGGATTCAAGTGGGGTTGAACAATTTTTTTATGTTCCTCCTTATACACATGTTATAGGTACCTATAATGGTTTTAGTAGAAATTTTTTTACTAAAGATGTAGGTCTGCCACTTTGGATTGAGCGAGGCTTTGGAAACTATAATCATAAATGTTATATTTTGGTTCGTGGTAGTAAGCTTGATGGTAGTTTAGGGGATGAACTGGTTGGGCATACGGGTACATTCGATAGTTGTTCAATGGAATTTTCTTTATCCGAAATTTATGTTAAACCTAGTTCTTTTTTAAATAGAGATAAACTTGGAGAAGCTGTTGATAATCCTAGTGTTGGTATGAATGTTGGTGTTCCTGTTAAAGAACAATTGCAAGAAGGTGTTGAAGGAAATGCAAAGATTTATGTTCCTTCTAGCGATACAGTTATGGAAGATGTTTTGCCTAGAGTTAAAGATTCTGCTTTGCCTGATTCTTATGTTAATAAAGATAATGTTTGGGAAAATACAGGTGAAAATGTAGGTGAAGGAGATACAACAGGAAATATTTCAGATGGCATTTTAAATATTCCGATTTTAGGTGCAATTTTGAAAGCTCTATTAGCAATATTAGATTTTCTTAAGGGTTTAGTAAGTAGTTTAGTAGATGCGTTAATTAGTGCATTACAAGCATTACTTACAGCTTTGTTTGTTCCTGCAGATAATTTTTTTATAGATAAATTTAATGGTTGGAAAGATGTTGCTATAGGTAAGTTAGGAAATAATAATTTAAATTTTTTACAAAAAGCTAATTCTAGTGGTATTAGAGATATTTACGTGGATATTGCTGGAAAACATTTATGTATTGTTAAATTATCTATTTTTGAAAATGTTAAAGATTCTCTTTATGGGTGGCTTAAAGCATTTTTTTATTTTTTACTTATATTATTTAATTTTAATAAAATTATCAAAATGCTTAAAGGTTCCGTTTTTTCTGATTATGATAGTAGAGTTACTGTTCAAACGATTAAAGCTGATGAATTTAAATCTAAGCATAATTTATAGGAGGTTTTAACATGATTATACAACTTATTTGTATGCCATTGTTTGGGATTGTAGATTTGTTTTTAAGTCTACTTCCTAATAATACACATTTGCCTGGTTGGTTAGAAAGTTTTGTTAATGTACTTAGTACTGGATTGTCTTTTTTCCCATCTGATTTGTTTACTGTAATTGTTGTTAATGTTTGTTTTTGGGCAGATGTTTGTCTTATAGATGCTATAATGCATTTTATTATTAGAAAAATACCGTTTATAGGTATTAGTTAGGAGTAGTTATGCAGATTAAAAAAGCTAATAAAGTTATTAAAATATATAAGATTAAAAATAAAAAACTTAAAAAAATGCTTAAGAAAAAGAAATATTATATTTATAAAAAAACTAATTTTCCTATTTTATTTAGATTAATTGGTTGGATTATTAAAGATATTATTAAAAAATTTAAAACACGATATGAAGAAAAAAGGATTCATATATACGGAATTTACGGATATTTTGGTTTGCCAGGTAAAGGAAAAACCATGGCTCTTGCAGAGTTAGGTTTAAGATATAGAGAAAAATATAAAGATAAAATTTATATAGTAGATAATTTTGGTTTTAAGTATTCAAATTGGCATTTTGATAGTGCAAATTGGAAAGAACTTTTAATAGAGCAGGACAAACCTGTTTTATATTTATTTGATGAAATACAAAATATTTTCAATAGTAGAGATTTTAAAAGTTTTCCGACAGAGCTGTTAACATTACTTACTCAGAATAGAAAAGGAAATGGAAAAATGATTTGCTATACTGCACAGCGATGGGGAAGAGTAGATAAAGTTTTTAGGGAATTAACATTTAAATGCTATGAATGTAAGACTATTTTTGGAAGGTTAACTAAAGCAAAAGGTTATAATTGGGAAGATTATGAAATGTTATTATCAACTACAGATATAAAAAAGAAAATGAAAATACACCCAATTACACACACTTTTATTCAAACTGACCAGATTAGAAATTCTTATAATTCATATCAAATGTTGCAAATTGCTAAAGATAAAATGTATTTGGATAGGACCGAAATTGCTAGTTTAAGATAGTAGGATATAAATCATTAAAGATATAGTCGTTTATTTTTATATAATAATAACTATTATTGCAGGTGTTTTTTCATTTTTGTTTTTTGGAGGTATTATTTTTAAATGTTTGTAGGAGAAATTAATTTTTTATATAGTGGTGGAATTGGAGAAACTATTTTTTACTATAATAGAGATAAATTTTTGGAAGAACTTAAAGAAAGTTTTAATGTAGGTAGACCAGTTAGTTTTAAAATTCATAGAGATAATTAATTAATTAATCTTAGCGTCGCAGACATTAGGCGAAGAATGTTTTTATAACTTAATTATTTTATTTCTATGAGCCGTGAATAGCTTTTTTGCTATATTTAGATATTTAAGTATGTTAAATAGTAGTTAAGTATTTTAATCTAGTCCCTTCCTAAACAGCCAGCCGAAATTGTTGTATTAGCGTAGGGACATGTTAATCCGAGTAGTGCAAGCGAGGTAATACATGGAGTAGTGGTTAGTATTTCTATATTTAAAAGGCTTTAAGAAATTAAGTTGGAGGTTTGTATGGTAAAAGAATTAATATATAAAAGAAATATAATTAAAAAGTTTAGAGAATTCTTTAAAAAATTTAATATTAAAAATGCTTATGATAGTTACCCGATTACTTTTATAACAGATATAGAAATATATAATTG